GATTTATCCACATTCACCGTTCTTTTTCCAGAACTTTTGTGGATTCCTAAAATATCATACAGGCTTTTCATCACTGATCCTCCTTAACCTCTACATACTTAACAACGCATCTGCATCTCGGATGCGCCGGCGGAATGAGGACCATTCCGCATTTTCCCACATCAAAGTATTCATCCATCTCTTTGCTGACACCCTCCACACTCTCGCAAAATTTACACACGTTATCCTGTCTGGCTGTCACCCATACTTTTCTCACATGCCCTATATATCCTTTCTCTTGGGCTTGTTTGAGACTTTGATGTACTCCTGTGTTGTATGCGTTCGCAAGCTCAGTCTGGGCTATTGTATCGGCACGATAGCGATGTAATCGTTCACTATACTTTCTTGCACTTTCCTCAGCTTTCCGTTCTATCGTCTTCAACTTCATACGAGGATGTTCTTTTTTTAATGATTCAATCATTTTTTGTTTGTAATTATATACAGCATTTGCCTGGGGTTTAGTAAGTCCTATACACGGACGAATAGTTCTTGCGAGTTGAGCAGGCGTCACACTGTCTCTGTATCCCCTGTAAATGAGCGATTGTACGGCATCCCGCTGTTCTTCCACCAATCTCGTAACTAAGCTTGCCCCTCTTTCTTTTATCCACATCGTTACATTTTCTTCATTTGTATTAAAATCGAAATTATCAATTTCAAACAAAGAGCTTATATCCTTTTTCGCTTTCTCTGCCGCATGTTCTAACAATGGCATAATCTGATCCCGAATCAAATTTGAATAGTCTATAGACCAATTCTCCAGTTCCTCGTCAGAGACAGATCCCTCTTCGACCATTTCTCTTATTTCTTTGTATGTTAAAGCCTCTTCCTGATCTTTCCAAAAGCGAACCAGTATTTTAACAGGTTCTGATGTGTTATCATCGATAAAGCGGTTTAGCATATCAAGCAGTCTTTGATTTTCTGTACTCCGCTTCTTTGCTTTCCCTAAAGGTTTGGGCTTTTTGAAGATATACATGCGCTACCGCTCCCTTCCAAGCCTCCGTTTTGCCGCTTCGGCATTTTTCTCGTCCTGATCATCGTCTATTTCTTCCTGCGCCTCCGGATCATCCTCTGGCGGTTGGTTCTGATTCTGCTGATTTGTTCTGGCCGGATCCTCTCTTCTGCTATCCGTGGTTCTTTCCGGAAGATGACCGATCTCCCGAACATAGTCCTCCAGGCCATCATCAGGAACAAGGATGCCTATGCCGGCCATATCTTTAATGAACTGTCCTGCGGATTTTATATCAACATCTTCAATCTCTCCATGTGTCATTTTGGGATAATCCGTAATGCCGTTGAAGTGATCTCCGTTGATATCGATAAGGGCCGGTATGCTCTGGTTATTGAATGTCTCACAAATGACATCCAGGAACGAAGAGATCGCAACGGAAAAAAGCTCCGTCTTATCGGAGCTGAGTGCAAAACTTCCAACCTTATTGTGCCCAAGCATGAGAAAGTCTGCCAAAACCGTCATAGCTATCTTCGTATCATACCTGTTGATAATTGCGTTTGTGTCAAACTGTCTTGCCCCGCCGGTACTGACAAGCTCAAATTCAAATCCATGCGGCAATACAAGTCCTTCGTATTCATCACGGCGGACCGATTTTACCATTCTGGTAAGAGCTGCGTTTATCTTGATCATTTCCGGATCAGTGTCGTCCCAGATATCGGTTCCTTCAGGAGTATGAAATACCGGGAGTCCTGCCAGATCCCGTTCAATACCTATCGCCTCGATCTCCTGAATGCGGCGCTTAAAGTACCACGGTCGGTATGCATTTCTCAGTATACTGCGCCCCTCCGGATTGTCTTTAGCGCTCTCCGTGCGAAAAAGCATAGCTTTTTTCATCGGGATTGTAATAAAGCCATAATCCGGCGGCGGCATCTGTGTCATGCCAATCAGGTTGTCATGCCTGTCATATTCCCATTTGTAAAGCGTGTCCTGGCTGCGGATCGGGAGTTTCTGCCAGCCTATCAACCCATCGGAGTATTTGCTTTTCGTCCGTGGGCTCCGTGTTTTCCCCATGCGCCGTTTATATACGATCTCATGCAGGCTCCAGCCATAAACCAAAAACGATAGGATTTCCGAAATCGTATCGGTCCATGTACTCTGCATATCATCCATGCAGGATTCAACAAACTCAGCAGCCTCACGATCCTTCGCCGAGTCTCCGCCGGGTTCAATGTTCCATACCGTGTGGCGGATCAACATCTTTATGGCGAAAAGAATGGCGCCGATCGTATCGTCATTGTTTGCCATTTCCCGGTAAACCTCGACTCCACGTATTCCCTGCAGATCCCGAAGAAATTCTTCGTAAAATACGCCATTCCATCGTTTCTGACCTATCCGGCCAATCTCTGCCATAGCCATCTCCTCCTTTCTTTCATCGTTTTCTTGTTTTTTCTACCCTTCTCTGCGCCCGCAGTTCTGGTTTCGTAGTTTTCTTGTCGAGCCACTCGACCAATCCTCGGC